AGCCCAGTTTCCGTGAGACCTCTGATCGTGCTCATAGTGCTTGGAGAGGCCACCACTGGTGTTGCCGAAGATGTCCGTGCCATAACTGTTGGCAGCCTCCAGCACATCTTCCCACCTACTAGGGGCGTACTTATTGAGCTTGGACTTGTTAGCTCTGAAAGAAAGAACTCGCTGGGGGCGGCCAAGCAGCACCACCTCGCCCTCGGAATAGCTTGAGGTGCTTACGCCAAGGCCGCTGAACGAGAAGATGTTGGCGACCGGCACGCGTGCGTAGAGCATCGCACCAGATGATGTATCGCTGTACTGCTTCGTAGCTCCGAACTTACGTGCTGCGGAAATGCGGTGTGACCACGAACTTAGCCGGTCACTAGTCGTGTCAAGATCAGCCACAGTAATGTCAGCCCAGTTAGAAATCACTGGTCTGCCGCTGGCCTTTTCTTGCTTCGAGTAGCCCCTGCCCTCAAGCCCAAGACCTCTTGAGAGCAGAACATGCGTCACGCCTAGCTCAGCAAAAACTTTCTGCGTTGTCTCGTATTGAGTCTCGACAAACGCCTTCAAGAACTTAGCCCCCTCCGGGCTTTCCACGAGGAACTTGTCGAAACTTTCCTGTAGCTTGTCCAGCCTTCCCTGCCACCATTCTCCATAGTCACGGCTCACCGAAGCGCCGAGCCACTTACCAGCAGCAAACTTCAAGATCATTGACGATTCGTTAGATGACGAGTGAGACCAACTTCTTGAGTAATCGTCGATAATCGAAGCAGCAATGCTTGTGGCGGTAATGCTGCCGTAATCGTCACGGTCCTCTACCCGATAATCGTTAGTGTACCTGTCGTGCTCTGGCCGGTTGTAGTGGATGTTGTACAAATCGACAACAAGGGCTTGAAGCTGGTTGCTTGCCTTTGCCATTTCTGACTTGGTGAAGCCGTACTTGTCCTCGATAACTCTGGCTGCATAATCCCCAAAGGTGCCTTTGCCAAGCAGACGCGACGTGATCTCGTCCAGCTTGGCTACGGGGAACTCCTCGATAGGAGATTCACCGGCAAGCCTGTTCGCCAAGGCAACCGGAGCTTGAGCCTGCTGGCCCCGAGCCCAGTTACCGTGTGACCTTTGGTCGTGGTCGTAGTGCTTAGAGACCGTAGCGCCAGGAGCCGAAAGCTGGTCAAGGATTGCCTGTAGCTCCGCCAAACGTCTATCGCTGTAAGGGATGTCTGGCGTGGCTACCACGAAAGACTTGGCACCGTTCCGGTTGATGACAACGAACTCGCCTTCAGCCTGCATACCAACACCGCCAAGCTCTCCCATAGAGAAGATGTCCTCGATAGGCACACGGTGAAGCAACACGGTATCCCCGAAACCCTCAGCGATGCGGACCTTTGACGAGAACGAACTCAGAGCACGGTGGTTGATGTCCGCCTCGTAGACCCGGCTTCTATCCTTCTTGAACCCTACGGCTTCGCTAAAGACACCTCGAACGAGCATCACATGCTTGAGGCCAAGCCCCTTCAACACTGCCTGGGTTTCGTCGTACTGAGCTTGCACAAGGGCCTCAAACACCTTGGACACGCTCTCGTTCTTTAGAGCATCTCGCCAGAACCTGACGTTATCCGGGTGTACTTCTTCCACCTCATACACTGCACCAAGCCGCTTTTCCGCAGCGGCCTTCAGGCCGACAGAAAACAAGCTCAGCGACGAGCGTTCCCAAGCTAGGCGAAAAGCCGAAACTACGTACTCCGTAGGGTCCTCGCCTCTAAACGCAGGCCAGCCACCATTGAGCAAGCTGTCGTTTGTTTTCAAGGCATTGGACTCAGCGTTAGTCCTAACGAGGCCAGGGTAGTCACCGCTCCTAGCCATTGACCACAGCTTGTCGATGGCCTTGCCAACGTCCTCGTTAGTAACGCCTGCGTCCCTCATCCTATTTACGATGTTGTTTTTGGCCTGGGCTGCAATGTTCCAGCGTTCAAGGTCGGTTCGCGCCTTGGCTTCTTCGTCATAGCCTGCAAGCGCCAGCATCCTTCTGGTTTCAGTAGACGTGCTGGGGTCAAGGCCAAGCTGGTCCTCGGTATCTCCGGGGCCGAGGAAACGCAACGGGTGAGCCTTGCGGGCAGTGGGCTTCTTGAACTGACCGGCAACGTCCATCTCTGCAAGCATTGACCGCTGGTCCTCAGCCCGGTACCTAGCCCAGTTTCCGTGAGACCTCTGGTCGTGCTCATAGTGCTTGGCGATCTGCCAATGCTCCCAGCCAAGCGGGTCAGCCTTGCCAACTTCGTCCACGAACACAAGCCCGGACGTGCAACGGCACTGCGGATGAATGTCCGTAGGAACTCGAACAAGGATGCCGTTCGTGGTCAACCATGTGCCGTCAATCGCTGCCGTGATGCCGTTCATCGGCTCGCAAAGCCTGCAAAGCCGTTCATCAAAAGACACGATCCACGTCCGCATGACGTTCGACGGGAGCAGCCCCTGAGCTTGCATCTGCTCCCAGACCTCTAGCTGGCCGGAGGACATGGCACGAGCAATCTCGGTCCGGGCGATGTTCTCGGCCCGGTACTCCAGCAGCCGTTGCGCGTACTGGTCAGCCATCTCCTGTGCTCGACCTCGGTCAAAGGTCTCAAGGAGCTTGTCGTAGTACTTACCAACTGCGTTGGCGTGCTGCGGCAGCAGCCCAACTCGCTGGCCGATCAACCGCTTCGCCGCCGCCTTTGTCATGTCACCGGCAACAACTTGGCCTACCAACTCACGCAAAGCAGCCTTGGTTTCCTCGGTGACGTAGCGGACCATCTCCGCCGTGATCTTCCGAGCCTTGTCGATGGCGGTCGGACTCGTAAGGTCAAGCCTGCCGGTCATCCCCACGTTCTTCGCCGTGGTTCTCGCCGCACGCGCAAGAGCTTGCCGTTGGATACGAGCAAGGTCTTTCGTGGGGATGTTGATTTGCGCCAGCCGGTCCTCGACGCCAGGAGTCATGGCGATGTACACGCCGTTCTGGATGTCATCCAGCAGCGACATCAACGCCACATCATCTGTGATTGTTTTCACAAATCGCAGAAAGGCGTTGTACAGCCGAGTCTCGAACATCGCCATCGCCGCCACAACATCGGCAGCCATCGCCGCCGAGCTAAAGCTGCCGGTATCAAGATCCTCGGGGCTGGGCATCAGTCGTCATCTTCGTACTCGTCGTCCATGTCGGCAGCAATCTCGCCATCGGACTCGGGCGGACCATCAACAGGGTAGATAGCTTCCGCTTGTGCCTGAGCCTGAGCGGCTGCTTGCTGCTGCGGATCAACTGGAGGCTGCTGGCCTTGGGCGGCTGCCTGGTCGGCTGCCTGCTGAGCGCCAGCGCCAGCAATGTCGCCACGAGCCTCCTCTCGACGCTCCGGCAGATGCGCCATCGCCCGGAGATGGTTCTCCAGCACCCCATCGGGGAACAGCGGAGCCCCAGCGCCAGCCAACTGCTGGATGAACGTGCCGATCTCAGTAAGGGGCGGAGTCTCGATGTCCCCGTACATAAGCTCCGGCAGCTTCTTCATACTGAAGCCATTGACTCGGAACAACCTCGGGATGGCGTACTGGTTCATCACATTCTTGATGACCTCCAGCCACGCTCGAAGCGACAAGGCAAACAAGTTCGTCTTGTCTGTGGACAGTGCATACGAGCCGTAAGCGGACTGCCCAAGAAGGATGAAGTCAGCCAGCACCGTGGTGGCAATCCGCTGGTCGTACCGCATGATGATGGAGCTTGTGTCGAACTGCCGGGTGCCGCCCGAAGAAATAAGCTCGAAGCGGTACAGGGCGTTGCCGTTGTCGTCAAAGATCGACGGCAGGATCATGCCTTCCTGCTGGTCACGGCGGATGTTGATAACTGCATCCTTGTAATCCTGAAAGATGGCCTGCTTGCCCGCACTGGCATCGGCCCGCATGATCTCCGGGTCCACGTACATGACCGGGAAGCCAGCAAGGTCTCGCTCGATGCCGATGCTCTCGATTTCCTCGATCCGCTTCTTGAAGTACCACGGCCGGTAAGCGTTCCTCAAAACGCTGCGCCCTTCCGGGTTGTTCTTGAACGTGGTCGTGCGGAACAGCAGCGACTTCTCAATCGGGATGGTCACGGCCGTGTAATCCGGGGGAGCGGACTGGATCATCCCTCGGATGCCACCTCGCTCATCGAACGTCCACTCCTGGCGCGTCTCTTGGGCTCGAATCGGGAGCTTCCGCCAGCCGATGGCTTTGTCGTCGTACCGGGAGGAGGTTCCGCTTTCGCCTTTGTCCCCATCACGACGCTTGTAGACGATTTCATGGAGGCTGAACCCGTACGGGAGCATCGACATGATCTCGGAAACCGTGTCCTCCCATGACGTGCTCATGTCATGAAGGCAGGACTCCAAGAACTTGGCTGCCTTCTGGTCGTCAAGGGCGGTCGAAGCGGGCTGCACACGCCAAGTGACCTGACGGATGAGCTTGTCGATGGCGTACAGAATGGCACCAACTACCGGGTCGTTGTCTTTCATCTCCCGATAGACTTGGATTGCTCGATAGCCGCTTAGCTGCGGGAGAAACTCCTCTTGGACGTACCCACCGGCTCTCCGTAGGCCAGTGACGCCGGTTTCCCCGAAAATGTTGTTCGGCATGACGCTCCTGCCTCAGTAATGAATCAACCAGCAGGGTAGTCGGAATCTGATTCGGACGGCCATAGTCCTGACCGAACTGGATCGTCCTGAATCCCCAGGTAGTGACGTGCTTCTTTGCGTTCGCTCTCCGTCATCGCCCCAGCTAGGCCGAACTCAAGGTTGAAATGCAACGACCAGATGCGGCAATGCTCCAATACGGGGCAAGCAGCGCACATGGCTTTGCACTCTCGGACTCGACGGATGCGGTCGCACCCTTTCGGGTGCTCGCTGCACTTACCCGTACAGGAGTGGCGGAAGAACACGTCCACCAGCCCGGCACAAGAAGCGAACTCAGCCCATTCTCTCCGCAAGTACTTGTCGTCCGTAGAGGGCAATGGCGGTGGCGTCCATGAGATCCTGATTCCCGCCTGCAACTGAGTGGAGATAAGGCCATCGAAGTCGTAGCCACGATCCCACATCTTCTTTCGTGGCGTTACCTCGGCCGACGACGTTCTTCTTCCACGTCGAGACGTTGACTGTGGAGACGGGAACTCCGCACTCATGGAGCTTCCCTTGGATGGCTCCGCTTGTGTAGCTCTGCACAAGCGTGGCTCTTACGCCACCCCGGCCCACTACCCCAGCCTCGATCCATGCCATGAGGCCAACCTCGGGCCAAGCCTCTCGCATGTCGGTCACGAACTGACCAACCACTTCCATCGCCTTGGCGCATGATTCTCCGCCGCTCTTACCCAGCTTTCCATGAAGCCGAGCAAGGCACAGCGTGCCACCATCTCCCAGGGCTACCAGCGCAACTTTGCTGCTGGCAGGGTCAATCCCTATCGAAATGGTTTCCTCAGCCACGCCGGGCATCGTAGCGGACGTTTGCCGCCGTTACCCGTCTTGAACCTAGGTCAATGGCTTTGGATGCAAGCTCGATGAACGACCGAAGCTCACCAGTGCGGAACTTGTACAACGGAGACGCCTTCACAACTTCCCCGTCGCTCTCGGCCCTCTGAAGCAGAATGTTGATTTCCACAGCCCGTGAATACACCGCGTTGGCGTACTCCATGAGGGTCATGTCCTCGTTGTCAACCGGAGGCTCAGCCCGGCCGAGCAGCACAGCGAGGTACTCGTCAATCTCCGCTCGTAGGTGCGCCAGCCTCGGCAACCCTTCGTGAAGCTGGAAGCTCCGCACGGACCTCCGAGGCGTTGTTGAAGCCGAGGCAGGAGGATGCGTACTTGCATCGAAGGAAGGCACCCTTGCGATTCTTGCAGTCATCAAGTGGCTCCGGTAGTACGTCCGTGTCGATAGCACGGTTCAGGACAGTAAGGATACCCTCGATCTCAGCGATGATCTCAGGGTCCTTGGACACCTCGAACTCGGTCCACTGCTGGCTGCTCTTGCACTCGTAGACCACCACAGCCTTGTCCAAACCGGAGGCATGAAGGTACGCGTGAACTTGCTTGACGTGAGCAGGCATGACGCCTTTGGACAGCACCGAGGAATACTGGCTGGTGCCCTTTAGCTCGAACATCCATCCTTCTTCTCGGTTCACGCCGTCCATTGACCCGGTGAGCCTGAACTCAGGAGAAGCGATGCTGACCTCGATGTCACTGATGATCCCGGCAGACAGCAGCATGATCTGCCAACGCAAGTGCCGGAAGTGACCGTCGTTGAAAAGGTTTTGGAGCGTCGGGTTGTACGCCTTCGACGGACCGGGAAGGCCGTAGAACTCAAACACTTGCAGCCGAGGGCACTGGTAAAGCTGACTCGGGTGGAAGCTCCCCGAACGGTCTTTCTCCGGTCCGGTGAGAATCCGGGTGACCTTCTCCATGATCTCCGGGTCATGAACCTTCACCCCGTCGCTGTGCTGGTTCAACCAGCCATACAGCCGAGGCGTGATGATCGTGTTTTGCTTGGCGATCTTGATGTGCTTCTTCAAGCTCACAGATACTCACACCCTTAGTAGTAGGTAGACAGGGATGTTAGATAAGGGGTGAGACAGATAAGCAGATAGGTAAACAGGCCCTGTACCTGTCTACCTACCTACCTGTCTTGGAGTCTAGTACGGCAACCGGGGGAACCGGAGGAATGTCCCGGCTACCACCATTTCTCGACCTCGACCATCGGCACCTCAGCGCCGCAAGGCCACTTGCTGGCAATCAGCCACGGGCTGGCTCCGCATCGGGTGCATAGCGTCTCGTGGTCCTCGGTGTGCCAGTCGTGGCTCTCGTAGTTCCGGCGTTTTTCCTTCTCCGAGCCCTCGAACGGAACTGGTGCGTAGACCGTCATGA